AGAAGCAATCGTCGCTGTAGTTGTAATGTCCCCGGCATTTGTGATGTTCCCGTGTGAATGGGAGCTAGGTGTCATGGACGTTACTGCACTGCCATATGACGTAATCTGGCCTTGGGCGTTAATCTTGATCGGATATACAGCCTGAGTCGTCTGAGCAGTAATATTTATCTTATCTACTTTACCGGAAACATCAGGGATTGTTGGTTTGTTTGACAGGTCGCTGTAACTGCCTGTAGACGCCACGGTTGCAAGATTCGGGATTTTCCCATCTGTTCTTACGTGGTAGTTTGTGCCATCGTAATAAACCAAATATGTTCCAGCGGGCATTGTATAGTTAGAAGCGCTAGAAGCAGAACCGTTGATATAAATCGGTTTAGCTCCCTTGCCGTTAACGTTTAATGTAATTGCTCCTTGTACGGTGTTGGTTGTACTGATTACCAACAAAAAGTACTGTTTCGCCAAAAGATTGTAATTGGTGAAGCTAGCTGTTTTAGCTGATGTGCCCGCTCCTGTCGTGGAATACGCTGAAGGGATGGTATTGTCGTTCCCTCTTAGCGCAAAGTCCGCCAACAACCAGTTGGTTCCGTCATACACGAAAGTCACCGCTGACCCGGCGTTCCAAGACGTATTGGCGTTGGTGCTTGCGGTGGTTGTGCCATAACGCATGATTGACTTGGCTCCCGTGGAGTTGACGTTAAGCGTCGGGTTTGTCGCCGAGTTGGCGTTGGCCATTTTGATTACAACAATCGACCCTGTTGCTAGGGCAAACGTTTCATCGCCTTCTAGGGTAGCGACTTTTGCCACGGTTCCGCCCGCTGTTGCACACGTCCCGTATCGAATCATTCCGCTTCTTGCGGTAGCGTCTTTAATATCGTATGTCCCGGAAGGTATTGTAATTTTGCTGATATCGGCCATTAACTAACCGTTACTGTACCTGCCGAACCCGTGAAAGTAGGCTTTGATACGTCGCCTGTCGTGGTTCCACTTACTGATACAGCCCCTTCCGTTCCCGTGAAACTTGCACTTGTTGGAACTGCGATATTTCCTGTAACCAGTCTTACTCCCGTTCCCGTAAAGGTAGGCTGTGAAACTGATCCGCTAGGCGTACATGAACCAGCTAATTGCACCTTGGTGCCCGTAAATGTCGGTTGCGTAAATGTTTTAACCGATGTAGCTACGGTTGTGTCAGCACCTTTGGTAGGAGTGGACCCTGCCGTGATGGTGAGGGTTTCGCTTGCTACTGTATAGGTAGGCATTGACCCTACAGCCGTAATTGAGTTCACTGTAGTAGTGTTTAATGTCACGCCACCACCTGAGTTGCTTCCTGCTGGCTGATAGTTGCCGCTTGTATTAGCTGTAGCCGTGACAGATACAGACGTGCTTGATCCTGTAAAGGTAGGCTGTGAAACTGTGCCTCCCGGAGTATAAGTTGCCGTTCCTGAAGACGCTGGAGCTACCGTAGCAGTCTTGTTTGAAGTGGTTAAGCCAACACTTCCAGCCGGGGTAAAGCTGCCCGTAGACGTCATAGAAGCGCCTGTGAACGTAGGCTTTGATACTGAACCTGACGGTGTGAAACTGCCACTTGCACTGTCCTTGAAGGCCAAAGCTTTTAATGAACCAGTCGAACCAAACTCGTGCCACTTTGAGTCGGTATCAGAAAAGATGAATTCAAGAGAACCGTAAATGGCGATATCTCCTGAAACCGCTGTGACCGAATTTCCGTCGATCGTTATTGGATTTGTTGAGGCTCCGTTAGTTAATGCCGTGGTCGTTACACCCAAGTAATGCATACCGCCCGAGATAGCGCTCTGAATGGTTGCGATATCGTTACGGGCTTGCGTGTCCTTTATGTTGTAAGTAGACCCACTTGGCAATGTGATTTTACTAATGTCAGCCATTTAAGTCCTCCTTTGTAAAAATAACGGTTTCGTTGTCCCCTTGAGAAAGAAAACACGTAACCTTGTCGTCCCAAAACAATTTTTCTTCCGCTGTAACGTGGATCGAATCATTGTTGATATGGGATAGTAATAATGAGTTATCTCCTGCCACAAAAGGCGCATCAATTAAGTACGCACTTCCGTCTCCAATCTTGATACCCGGCAAATACTCGCCGTTAATTAATTGATAGTCAGTGTACACATAGATATGCCCCAACTCTCCTACTAGAGAAGGTTGTGCATTCCAGTGTGCCGTTGTATCAATGTGGACTTTATCGGTAAGTGAAATTAAATCCGCCTGTTCGTTGATATCCCCGGTGATTTTGCCCCAAGTTGCTAATCCTAACTCGGCGCCTGATACCACGCTTCCGCCAAGATTTACATTCTTAGCGCTGATGTTTCCGCCAATGCTATTAGCTCCTAATGAAATAGTTCCGCTTAAACTTGGCATATTACACCTCGCTTGTTCTTAGTAATTCACCTACCGTTATAGAACCAATGTCGGATGAGAAGACTTCCGTTCCTTTTTTGACAGATAACTGATAGCGCATTGTACGTCCCAATTTAAGGGACTGCGCCTGAGTAAGTTGAATATAGTAGTAACCCGTGCCACTATCCAATTGAATCGTGTTGTTCGATAGCTTGAACGTTAAAGAATCGCTCTGGCCTTCTTGGTTGATCTGAAGAACGATCTCGTCGAAGGTTTCGTCTTCAATGGGGGTGCTATCGTAGGTGTATTTCAGGAAAACCTTAGTGGTATCGCCCTGTTTGTTCATACGACCACCTCAATTGAGAACGAGACTGTATTGTTGTTTGAATCCTTCGCTTCGATTACGTGCGTTGAATCCAGCGACAACTTCGTAAACTTCGACGTGCCGTTTAGCGTGTAACCGTCCTGCTGATCCACGTAGGCTTTTGTTACATCTGAAGCGTGTGAATCAGTATAAGCTTTGGCACTGTTTAAGGTTGCGGTGTCTTGATCGTCAACATACGTTTTTGTGACTGCTCCAACGGACCCGATCTGTTCTTGAACTTCCTGTTTGGTATAGGTTTCACTCTTGGTGTAGTAGTTCTCTAAGTTAACTGCGTCGGCCGTGATAAAGCCACTGTCGTTGGTGAGGTCGGAAACCTTGGTAGGAATGTTATCCAGCTCCGGGACGACGGTGTTATTCACATAGTCCTGCAACTGCGTGTGTTGTGACTGCAACTGTTTGCGAGTTTCTAATTGGTTGGCAGGGTTGGGGTAAATATTGGCATTCAGAAAACCGTCATCGGCTTCTAATTCGTATTCTCGCCAATCGACTTTTTCAAATTTTTCTACCATCTTCCCTCCTATTTAATGAATTTGACGATTCGGTACTGGAAAGCCAAATGAGAAATGGACATGTCGTTATCCAATTCGTCATTCCAGAATCTCACTCCTAGCACCTGAATCTTTTTAATGGAGCATCTTCTTCTGAATGTGTTAACAAAGTTAATAACATCGTAGGCGAAGTTGTTCCAGAAAAACATCTCCCATAACTTTCCTGTAACTCTAATAGGCTCAGGCTCGACTTCCCCATAAGGAGATTCTTCGGTTATGTAAGATAAGTTAATGATTGTTGGTTTATCCGCTCTGCACTGTACGTAAATGTTGTTGATGGTTTTTAATTGCTCAACAGCGTTGTACTCGTTCAGAGAGGTCATATAATGCGCACTTATTGGAACCCTGATATCAAACGGAGTTTCTTTGTAGTTCTCATAATCGAAATCCGACAGAGAGTCAGATAATTTTACGATTGGGTAATACGTTTCCAAACTCTTGTTCGAAATAAAGTACAGAGTGTCTTGTAACTGCGCAAAGCTTCTGACGAAGAAATTATCAAATAAATACCAGTCCAAATCCTTCGGATCAGTAGTGCGTGAACTTGTAGCGATAAAAGGCGCAATCGCATAGTCCCACATGAAGCACATTCCGCTTTCCGGCAATACAATAAAATACTTGTCGTCGAAGTCTGCGCTTTGGATTTTGGTTAAATCTTCCTTGTAGTCCAGCAAACCTTTCACGCCCATGTTGTTGGTGCGGTTGATGTTGCGTGAGATTACTCGGACGTTGCGCTCGTCGGAAATGCTTGTCGAAACTAATGTACAAATGCCCTCGTTGGAGTTCATCCACGTTAATTGGTTGTTTACCAACTGAATGCTGTAAGGAACGTCACACCCTATCCTTGAGTTAACAATCGTAGAGGAGAACGCTTCGATACCGATTCGGTCCTGTTCGTCTGTAGCAACCATTGCTGCGGTCGTCTGGTACGAATACAACGAATAGATTTCCCTAGGCTTGAAGCACAGTAAAACATTGTACTGCAAACCAAATCCCGTGACGTCTTCTTCGGTAGAGCCAATTAAAATCCAGTTGTTTTCTGGGAAGTAGGTAGCATCGTAACTTTCTGAATAGAAAATTTTTGAAGCTCCGCCACCGCCCATGAATAAACGTGAATTACCGTTGGCGCCATAAGCATTGAAGTATTTGCAGTTTAATAATCTTTCCCGGTCGATAGAGAGGTGTTCCTGTTTGATGGTATAAATAACCTCAACATTCAACATTCCCTTGGCAGGAGCGGTTGTGAACTCTATACACTTATCGGTGGTGTTAACGGTGTAATCCGTGCCTTTGACTTTGATTTCGTCGTCGATTTTTACTATGGGGTCAATATCCCAATTGATAATCTCTTCTTCATCGCCGTAGGCGTAATACTTTGTCGCCTCTCCATCGGAGTTGTAAACGCTGTTAAACCTTAACGTTAGAAGGTTGAAATCATCCAATCTGTCGTAACTGCCGTCTTTTTTAGGCTCACAGTTGATAAAGATATCCGGAACATAAGGTTCCATGACGATCCACAAGTAATCGTAATTATCTAATTTGTACTCGTAGATTGTTTCACCGACGTGGTAATACAGTTTTTCGCCAAAGCGAATAAATCTGCCCACCTCTCGTTCAATGCCTTCTGCGACTTTAACACCGTCAACGTAAACCTTATCCCCGGAGTGAACGATCTCTTTACCGTTGAACGAAAACAAGGCATAGATTTCTTCCGAGAAGGTTTTGTAAACATCTTGGCCGTATCTTTTGCCAAACGTTCCGTTGCGGTACATCATGTTCAGCATATCCGGGGTCTGGTTTACATTCTGTTCAAACTCCAGATCAAAGAGGTTTAAACCGCCAATTCCGGGCTGAGGAACTTCTAATAGCTTATCCGCCGGAGAGGTAAACTTAGGCGGTTCCTTATAAGGCATCTTTGGCCTCCTGAGTCAATCTGTCGATGGTATCCTGACCTACGATTTTCTGGTGGGCCACACGAGCATTGTTGTACTCAGTCTGCATAATGGACATTTTCTGTAAGTCGTCGTCCATTAAGAAGTAACCGTCTATCCCTTTAGGAATTACGTCATACTGGTATTCTTCTTCGTAATCCAGTTCGTCAGATAATTTGCTGACTTGGTGTGCTGAAATGCCATCGACAAACGGAAGTTTGCCATTGAACATACGGCACATATTATTTTCTTCGTATAATTCCGCTAATACTTTATTGCAGATTTCTACAATGTAGTTGTCGTAGATATTGGAGGAAACTTTCTCAAACATCCACAGTTTTGTTTTCATGTACATCTCTGAAACTTTCATAGTTCCTCCTTAAAAAGGGGGCCGAAGCCCCCACGTAATACTAAGCCGACGCCTTGGAAATGACGATACCTTTAGCCTTTGTCTTGAGGACGAAAGCGTCGTACAGCCATCTGACTTCCAGTAATGCACCGGAAATGCCAACCGGATCAGAATGAACCTTAGCATCTTTGATTTTGGTCGGAGCCAAAACAGCAGACTTCTTAACAGTCATGAAGTTAACGCCAGTCGGCAGGTAGGAATCAGGGATCGGTACGATCTGCAAGCCTCTAACCTTGCCCATGACGCCTCTTTCCAAATTTCTTTCACCGAGCTTGTCGATGTTCAGGAATTCAGGAGAGAGAATCAATTTACCGAAGTTGGTAGCGCCGATGTAGCAGTAAGCGTCGGAAGCGTCAGTTTCAGCGTTCATTAAAGCGGTAACATGCGAAGAAATAGCATCGACGATGTTAGCTTTAGTTAAAGAAGTGTCGGTAGTAGTCTGGATCAGAGAACCCCAGACTGTGTTGGTGGTATCCGCCCACTGTGCCAGACAGTATTTGTCAAACATCGGAACGAACTGTTCTCTTAACTCACGAGCCATGACAACACCTGCGTTCTTGATTAACATCTGTTCAGTGTTGTTGCCCTTGTCAACTGACAGGGAAACACCCTTGTCCTGAGTCAGCGTCATGACCTGAAGGTCATCTGCGACTTCTCTGGTCTGGCCGTAACGTGCTAAAGAAGCACCAGCGGTATCGTTAGCCGGACGGGTGTAATTCACAGGTGCGTAAGTGTTGATGGTCCATACTTTAATGGACTGTACGCCATCCCAATCGTATTCCTTGTTGGTCTTTCCGAGAATAACGGAATCGGTATAAAACTTATCAACGATCTTGCTTGAATATTTATCAGCTAAATTAATAGTTGCCATTTAAAATTTTCCTTTCTTAGCCATTTAGGAAACCTTTTAAAAAGTCGTCAGATTCTACCTTCCCTGCATTGGTGGTATTTCCTAACGACCTCTTTTTGTTTTCCTGATTTTGTTTCTCCGCTTTGAGTTTTGCGGAATTTGCTTCCCATTTGTTGTAGGCCTCCAGCAACGTATATCCCTGACGAACTAGGTTAAAGACTTCCTCGTCCACATCATCCGGTTCTAAGTCGGGGTGTTCACGTTTGAAAATGTCTACTTGGCGAGCAAGCTCCCTTTCGAGTGCGGAGTTCTCGTTTTCCTGTTGAATTTTTAATTGATTGTTGGCGAATTCCGTAATGTGCGAATTGGCAATTTCTTCCAGTATCTCGTCAGATAAATCCGCATATTTTGGGTCTTCACGTAACTTCTCTACTTCCTTGGAGACTTCAAACTCGTGCTGTGTGGCGTTTAACTGGTTTAGATATTCGCCTACCTGCATGTTGTTTGCTCTTGCGAGTTTCTCTAACGGTTCGTAGATTTTGTCGTAGTTCATTCCTTTCTGTGCGTACATACGGGCGTCGTCCTCGTTTAAGTCTTGGTCTTCGCCGTTGTATTTGACTTTCAGGAATGATTTAGGAACTTCTTCCTCTTTAACTTCTCCTTCGGATGATTCGTTGGTGTTCTCTTCATCTTCAAATAAGTTTTCTTCTTCGGCTGTAACGTCGTCGAATACGTTTTCTTCAGTAACTTGGTTTAGTTCTTCAGACATTTTTTCTCCTTTTTATATATGAAAAAATCCCTATAACGGGACCGTTTCATCTGTGGTATTGGAGCCTCTCGGCTGTAGTGGCTGTTGCATCTGCATCTGGGCTTGCATCTGCTGTTCTTGGAACGACTTTAATAAGCGTGATTTCTGTGGGATATATTTGCCCGGCACGGTTTGAATGTATGTACCCGGATCGATATAGCCAGCTTGCACCAGTTTGTCCAAAGTATTCATCTGGGCAATCTCGCTGAACATTGCACCGTTCCCCACTTCGACGGTGAGGTTATAGTTAAGATTCTTCAATTGAGAGAAATCCACCACTGCGAGCTGTTTGTCCTCAGTGATTACCATTCTTTGGCCGTAAGAATTAGAGATTATCTCAATGATGTTTCTTACAATGTCCTCCCAGAATACGTAGAAGTTCTGTTTCTGGATTTCCAATGGGACCGCAGAAGATTCCTGCAATGCGATAATTTCCGAAGTGTTATCCGGTCTAACATTTCCTAATGAAGCGTCCGTTACACCCAGACAATCTTTCGTTACGGCGATAACGTTCTGTGCTAACTCCAAGATGTTATTTGAAAAGTCAGGGATTTTAATGAAGTCCATGAATTTTCCGGCGATATCCAATCCTGCTACTGCTTGTGGCGAAGTTGAATTTAAGAAATCTTCGATCTGGACTTTAGATTTATCAAACACAATCTTCGGGAATGCTGATTGCAAGCCATACATCTGTGCAATTGCATAGCATTTGTTAATGAAAATCTGGTTTGGAATAACCGAAGTCATCGGAGAGTTATACGTATAACTGTTTTTCATCGGGTCCCAGCCAAAACATGCCAACGGATAGCGCTTGTAACCTAAATCGGTAGGTTCGATCAGGGTTAAATCCTTAGTGGTTTTGGTAAACCATACGGTTTTATCTTTCTTGAAGTATTTAATTAGAACCGTAACGAGATTAGTGGAGTCATCGTTAGCCTGTAACTGGTCGTTATCAGGAGAAATACTCTCAACCTGTTCTTTGGATAAGCCCTGCTTTTCGGCTTCCTCACGTACTTGGTGTATGTCCTGACGCATAGCAACGATAATGTACGGTTGCGTCTGAATGACATTCGAATAGGGATTTCCAAAGTAAACATTTGTACAGTCAATGACTTGGTTTTCGACGGCTCCTTTCACATCTTGGTTGGTTTCAATATCCGGGTTGAAGGATTGCATCATATAGCCCCACCCATCAACAAACGCATTTCGAATAACTTCCTTGGAAGCCTCTTTCATGCGAGCGACCTCAATGATGTTTTTGATTTCTTGCGTGATTGGTTTGGTGCGTTCGGCATCGTCCGGTAATTCACTGAACGGAACCATGTCGATTGCGATATCGTTTGATCCGATAGAGGCAATCATGTACTTTCCGGCACGCTGGAGAACGTTAAATACTGGTTTCGGCAAGTTTTCGGCTTTTAAGCCCTTCCATTGACGGCCGTCGTAAAAGTCTTCATTACGTTCAACGATGGAATAAATATTCAAATTTGAAAGATATTGAACGCCTTTTTGGTACTCGGCCCAAATTTCAATAGGTTCAGTTTTCATAGTTCCTCCATTCCATCAGCTGTTTTATGAATTCTTTGTTTTCCTTCGTAACCGTTACAGCGTCCTCGGGGGAATTTCTTTTTCCTACGTGAACGCCGTACAGATAAAAGGCCAAATTAAAAGCACCCATTAAGGTGCCTGTTAGAAATATCAATATTAAGTTCATTCGTCTTCCTCATCGTCGTACAATTCGATCGCTTTACGCAGGATAAAGTAGATTTCGTCGCCTTCGTAATCTTTAGATTTAAGAAAGGCCATAACGTCCTTGGCCATTTCCTGAATTTCGTTTCTAGTAATTGAAGAACGCATAATCCTCATCCATCCTTTCGTCTCTTCTGACAGGTTTGCGTGAAACTCTGTTTGGTAACTGTCCAAGTGCGTGATAACCGATCGCAAGAGCCATAACTAAGTCGTCGTGGGTTCCCTCAGAGGCTTCCGCTCTACCTTTGGAATTCCTTACGAAAGATAACATCTCCTGTAAAGTCTCACGGTCGTTGATTTTATCAATATGCTCTCTGGCGATCTCCACTAACTCACTTATGATTTGCGGTCTAGTAAGAGCGGTAGTCTTGAAACCGTAACGTTCCTGAACGTCGTGCACAATTGTGTCAAAGGTTTCTCTGACGTATAACGTTGGGTAGTGTAATCTTTGTAATTCCCGGTTGGGGAAAGTATCAAAGTTACTCTCTATTGCGATTAACGAATGATAATACGCCCCCAGACAGTAGACTTGTTTAACATATAAGTCCGAATCGAACTGTTTATGCAAAGTAGCACATAAAAATCCATCGTTGTCTAAGACTTGAGCTACGAAAAAGTCACTACCTTCACCGGCAGTATCGCCACCGATTACCGTAGATTGATTAGTACGGTCTTTGTAAATCTTTATGTAACCCATCGGATCGTCACGCCACTGGATATTTGTAATGTGTAATCCATCGTAGTCGTAATCGAAATAACCTCTCTTGATTGGCTCAGGGAGGGATTTCATGTGCTCTAATATAAGTTCTGTGTTGAAGATACTCGTTCCAGAAGTAATAAACGCTTCTTCAGGGGTAATCGGATATTCCTGCCGGAACTTTAATTCATCTCCGCCACAGTTATTCGCTATGCACCATCTTCTCCATTGAAGCTGATCCAAGGTGAGATTAAACCGTTCCTTAATGTCGTTTTCATAGAGGGTTAGAGTAAAACCGTCATAAGGTTTGGAGTAATTAGGATCGACATACCACGGAAAGAAGATGGGCGTATAATCTGAGCGTCCATTCACGGCATCCTGCCATAGGTTGTAGAAATAATTGAAACCATTTGCGGTAGACTCAATAACGATTAAAGAATCATCAGTTGAGGGGACAGCTTGATTCAACGCTAATAAAGCTTCTTCCGGGTGTTCCCAGAAAGCAACCTCACTTAAGTGTGCGTATTTGTACGTACTACCACGAGTGGCGTCACTTGCTACCATAACTCGTATGGACGACTTCAGACCATTCTCATCGGCATCAAAGACGATCTCTTTTGCGTTGGAGTATTTCTGACGGGGTTGCATGTTCTTTGGAAGTTCATTAATGTACAACTTCGTCATGTTAAATATCGCACTTGCGGAGTCGGCTTGGTGCGCTAATAAAACTGATGAAGTATTGGGGTTGAACATCGTCATGAAAGTTATGAACGCTTCCGTGAAAGTAGAAATACCAAGCTGACGAGCTTTTAAAACGATAAATCTACTCGGACGGTTGCCGTAACTTTCCTTGAGCATTTCATAGAATCTTTCCTGAGCGTGATTAAATTTAAGATTAATTAACTCTCCGGTTTTGGAACGTATCTTGAAAAACTCTTCAATAAACTCTTTAGCGGTAAAGTCTACAGCTTCACTTTTCTCGTTTTCGCCCATTCTTCTACCGTCAATGACTGATCCAGTTCAACCTTGTCAGATGGCTTATCGCCTACAGTATCACGTACCCAGATCGCCGCCTGAACGTCTCCATAAATAGCTCGCTGGATCATAGCAATATCAATAGCTGTCTGAACCGATACGTTCATGTTCTTAGTCTCGGCTAAGTTCTTGATATCTTCAGCTCCGACCAAGTCGCCGGCTTTCAATGAAAGTTTCAATAGATACTTCAGGTCTTCACGGGCGGTCTTGCGCTTCTTTGCGTTTTCCGCTGATTTCTTTGCACCTTTCAAGCCCATCTCGTGGGCGTTTTCTTTTGTAAATTGTCCTTTTCTTGGCATATTACCTCCTTACGGAAATTCGAAAATGGGGGCGATTTTAAAAGAGGGTCCTATATGAGGGGACGAGTCGGCGAAAAATCCGGTCATACCCCCTCCACGGCCTCCCCCACCGGACCTCCCGATCCAATTAATAAGGAAGGGATCGACCTCTGTTCCCCTGTTCGGCACCAGACATCCCTGTATTCATGGGCTTTTCTGCACATTTGCAACCGATCTGCAACACGGCACCATTAGGACCCCGAGACTGGCCGGTTATCGTTTGCTGAAACACGGCGCAATCCGGTGGCTGATGTTGTTTCCCCTTATTCGATCATGTCTTCCGATCTGCTGTCCTTCGCTGTTCTGTTGCTGTCTGTTTGGGATCCTTTGTCCTTGCCTTATGTCCTGCTGTCTGTCTTCTCTTCCTTTGTGTATTGTCCTTTGTGTATCTCCCTATCTAAGAAGCACTCTGGTCCTTTTCTTCTTCTTTGTTTTCCGGCGTTTGCTGAGATCCTACTCGCTTTCTGCAATTGGGACACTGGTAGACATACTGGTGCTCATCCACCTTTATGCGTCTCATATCTCTTCTGCATTTGGGACACTTCATCTTTCTGCTCTCCTTGTACAAAAAAAGCGCCACCTTTTTCTTTGGCTTTCGGCGCTTGGTTTTTCATTATCTCTTCATGTGGTCAATTGACCATTTGGCTGTTTTTGCTTCTGGCCGTTTTTGATCGCTTCCCGATCTCCGGCTCTTTCTACGATCTCATCTTTGCATATATATAAGGTTGATGCGTTCCCTCTTTCATGGGCACCGGTTTTACTTTCGGTACAGAATTACCTTTTTCGATCACTTTTGGGGCTTGACATAGGCGCCTAGCCTAATAGTAAAATGGAGTTGCCAGATAGGCACCTAGCCCAGAAGGGCTCACAAGGAGGACACAACATGAAGAAACTTAGAGAACTGAAAAATGGTGAATGGTTCACACTCAAACCGATCGAATATCCGAAAGACTCTCAGGTCTACATCAAAGGCGATTACGACAGGTCCGAGAAGAAATATGAATGCGGTAAGTACAGCGACATCTCTTACAGCAGATATCTCAAGGCTGACACGATCGTCTACACCGAATTCATCTTCTAGGCCGGATCACCGGCTTCTGGCCAAAGGCGCCGATCTTCGGATAGACGTCTCTGGGCGGAATCGCCATAGGAGGAAAAACACATGACATACAACGATTACGAAATGATTCGAGACATCATCAACGGGATGCCGGAAGACAAGAAGGAACAACTCAGGTCCACCCTTGAACGCAACTACCTGCTGACCACCTGCTACGACCTTCCAATGGTTGAAATCAGGACATACATCGAGGGGTGGCAAGTGATCCTGTCCGGAACGAAATGCAAGTTCTCGATCTGGGCGTTCGATCGTGACGGCGAATTCGAGTACGGCCGGAAACCAGTTGAGAAGAAACTTCATTTACTCCACGGTGAATATGGAGCAACGTGGCCGGTGGGAATCGACTTCAACAACATCTAAGACTCCGATCTCCGGATCGGTCAGTCCTCTGGGAACCAGTGACAGGGGTTTCCAGAAGGCTGAACAGCCTAGGAGGAAAAACATGACTTACACATTACAACAGATTCAGTACTACATCGAAAAAACCATCGAATCCTTCGACCGTGACATCTACTGGGCCAAGGAAAAAGCGCAATTCAGCGACAACACTCCTCGCCGGAGATTCCAGTATGCGATG